CTTGTGTGTTTCTTATAAATTGATTAAAGAAAGCTTTTAATCTAAAACCTACAGATAATGCATCAGATGAAGATTTGGCCATTTCATCTAACATAGGTCCTGCTTTTATAAGTGAGCCTTCAGCCATTCTAATTCTTGCTTCAAACTGTGACAATTCAGATGTAGTTAATTTAGCTGAGCCGCTTACGTCTTTGTAAGCAGCGTCAGCTAGGAATACGGAAGATATTCCAGATTTGCCTGATACGGTACCAAAACCAGCTGTTAAACTTTTCATTGTTTTACCAGAATATGATGTGTGAAATACAATACCCATTCGTGCTCTATTAATTTTTTTACCAATGTCTGAGTCAATAGGTACAGCATACGTAATAGTATTAGGTGTAAACGTAATCATATTTTCACCATCTATTGTAGCCGTTTTTAAGTCTGATTTTGAAAAGAGAAAATCTCCTTGTAAGATACCAGATATGTTTAATTTTTTAAGTTCTCTTAATGCTATGTTTAATTTATTAGCTAATTCACCACTATGATTTCTTCTTATATCAGATGATGTATAATTGATTTTAGGTGTGACATTAAATACTGATTTTGTACCAACAAAAAATTGACCATTTTCAGGATTGATACCACAGATTATAGCAGGTGCTCCGTCCCATTTGACGGACATATTGACTTTCTTGCCAGATGAACCAGCAAGCATATTTTTGATAGACTTTAGGAAGTTAATAGCATTTTCGCCACCTTTTGAGCCACGATTTATTATATCGTCCTCAACGTGTTCTAAATGTGTATTTTTTTCCTTTGTAAAAAATCCTTTAAAACTAAACATTTCTCTCTCATTGTTCCCATTACTATAATCACTTGTTCCATATAAATCAACTATTTACTATATTTATAATATTAAACTCTTATCCATAAAAATTTTGGTATGCCACCATTAGGTTGCCAGACCTTATGTTTATTCTGAAATTTCATCAATTTAAAAGCATCCTCTTCAAAAAAGTATTGAGCTATTATATTATTTGTAGGTTTTTCTATTACTTCCCATATAATATCTCTTTTTTGTTTTTTCATTTTTTTTTCATATGTGAGATTTGGTTGATCATTATTAGGTCTTCTATCACCTTTATGAAATTTTACTTTTTGTGTCTTTACTTTTGCCATTATACTTTAAAATCAGAAAACTTATCGTAAGCCTGTTCAGGTGTAGGGTAGTTTTCTGCCTCTTTTGTTTGGTTGCTATCTACTATATTCTGTGCTGTATTTTCCACATCATATAATCTCATTTTACTTCTATCGACACCTACAATAAATGCTCTATTCATACTAGGATCATTGTATCTATTCTTCAATTGTTTTACTTTCATTTGCCCTAGTGATTCTAATTCTTCATTAGACATTAAGGCAAACATAAAGTCGGCTGTCGCTGGTAAACCAAAACTTTCAGACGTATCTTCTAATCCAATATCTGTACTTACAAAACCTGTTCTTGTTGTTTGTGTGGCACTAAAGATTGGTAAATTAAACTCAACAGCAAGACCTCTAAGTTCTTCAGCAATTGCTTTAATATAGAAATAAGATGATATATTACCACCTTTAAATCTAGCACTAGCACAAATATTTAAGTAATCTATAAACACAATGTCAGGTTTAAAACTTTTCTTTAATGATAATTCGTTCATCAATGCTCTAAAATGGCCAGCGTGAGCAGACGCTGTTGGATATTCTTTAATAATTAATTGGCCTGTTGTTTTACTTCTCAACTTGGCCATTTTATTATCATATAATTGTTTAGGCATATCGTGTAGATCATCCATTGTAACATCCATTAAGTTAGCGTCAATTCTTTCAGCAATTCTTTCTTCAGCCATTTCTAAAGTAATATATAAAACATTTTGACCTTGCGTTAAAAAGTTAGAAGCTACGTGACACATAAACAAAGATTTACCAACACCTGTGCCTGCTAAAGCGATATTTAATGTTTTACTTGGAACACCACCTTTTGTAATCTTATTAAAGAAACTTAAATCAAACGGATATCTTTTTTCTTTTGTGTGGTACCAATCAAATCTACTTTCAGCGTCGCCAATATAATCGTGCCCAATATGATTATCAAAACTAACGGCTAATGCCTCACTTAATATACTTGGTATTGCCTCTGGTTGTCTTTGTGTGTCTTTACCATCCAATATTTTAATACCAGATAATACGGCATTATGTACAGCTCTATCTTTACAAAACTTTTCAGTTGTATCTAATAACCATTGTAAATCGGATTTCTCATCAGTAAAACTAATAACAAGTTCTTTAACTAATTTTAATTCTTCGTCATTTATGTCTTTTCTACGGCCAAACTCAATTAAAATAGTTTCTTTTGTAGGTAGATTTTTATATTCTTGTACAAACTTATCTATTTCTTCATATAACAACTTCTCAATTCTATTTGTAAAATAATCAGGTTTTACAAAAGGCAAAGCCTTTCTAGTAAAATCTTCATTATAAAAGAAGTTTCTTAAAATAGTAAGTTCTATTCTTTCATTATTTGTCAAAGATAACGGTGCCATCTGTTACTTGTTTCTCCAATTGTTCCATTAATATATCACCAATAAAATCTATAAACTCTTGCGAATCAATATCTACTTTGGTAGGATTAGACATTATATCATAATCAAATTTCATTGGCAAGGTGCCATCTTCATTCTCTTTAGGAGCAAATCCTACTCTACCATATTTGTAAACAACACCTTCAAATTTTCCGTCAATGATTTTTATACAAGTAAAATCATCACCCTCTCTTTGAACAAAGGCGTATCGTTTAGTTGGTTTCTTCGTTTGATCCGTAGCTGAATTTTCTTTTGGCATATTCATCAATCTTATCTAATACTTCTTTTGTAAAATATTTTTCAGGTTCGTCATTGATGTTTTTACCAAATACTTTAGAACCATCTGGCATTTCATATCTTGTTGATACCTTTTTAAAGATACCAGCCTCTTCGCCTAGTTCTAAAAGACCATAATACTTATCAAGTCCTTTTTTGTATGTTAGTTTTACATCTATTTGTGCATTTTCTTTTGTTAACCTTGATTTATAATTTTTACAATGGATAATATTACCAACTACTTCAGTACCGTCTTTTTCTTTTCGTTTACCAAGGTAGATGATTGATGAGGCAGCGTACTTCAAACCTGAACCGCCACCCATTTCTTTTTGTGGGAACATTGAACCGATAACATCATACGTGTGATTAGTCATAATCATAGGAATGTTTGCTTTACCAAGTTTCAATGTTAATACTCTAAATGTTGATTTGACAATTTGTGATCTTGTCATATCTCTTGTTTCTTTACCAGCGGCTGTATCTTCCATTTCTTTTGTAGTCGATAACATACCTAAACTATCAAGTACAAACATTATAGGTTTTCTTTTATCTTCTGGTTGTTCTAAATATTTGTCAATAATTTTAATTGATTGATTTCTAAATTCTTGTACTGTCGCAACTGGTACAATTACCATTCTTGTACTATCTACACTACGACTTTCAATCATCTCTTTTGAGATGGCACTTTCTGATTCAAAGTAAATTACACCTGCGTCTTTATTCATATCTAAAAAGTGTTTACAAATACCTAACGCAAAAAATGTTTTACCTGTAGCGGCTTCACCAGCGATTGCTGTAATCTTGTTACCTGGCATACCACCGTATATTGAACCTGATAACAATGCGTTGAAAGAGTATGAGCCTGTGTCTATAAAACTTGTTACATCTGAGCTATCAACTCCTTCACTAACAAGCGTAGCGTATTCATTACCTGTTTCTTTAATTATATCTTTTAAAAAATTACTCATATTCATTATCTCCTATTGTATTAATATAACATAGTTTAGTGTATTTGTCAAGCTTATTCTTCTTCAAATGCTTTTTCCCAGCCTTCTTTTGATTGTAGAATAACAGGTTTACCTTTTTTAGGTTTTTCTTCAAAGTTTGGCATATGGGGAGGTCCTTCCCACTCAAACCTTAATGAGGGTTCTTCAGGTACCCATCCTTTTTTTGGTTCTTCATAATCTTCAGACTTAACTCTTGCCCATAACAAAGATTTCATTTCATCTAAATTAACCATACCAAAATCATTATATACTCTATTTTCAAATTGTTCAGCCATACTGTGCACTATTTCTCTATTGTATTGTACCTTTCTTTGGTAATCCCAATACTCTTTTAAATCTTCGTAATCTTTTTTTGTAATCATCTGATAATTTGTATCTGTGCACTCGGTGACCATATTTCAAGTTCTTTCCTCAAACGATTTTCATTTTTTAAATTAGTATAACGATTGGTTGCTTTCTTTTTCCACCATTCTACAATATTATTTAGGTAATGTTTATCGTAGTTTTCGTC